TGGTTACATCTCAAAAGGAATGTCTGCACAAGATATTGCTAAGAAGATGAAACTTGATGTTAAAACAATCCAAGCATTAATGGATGAGACTGACTTAGACGAAGCGAAGTCATCTACAGGATATGAATTGTATCATAAAGACTTTTCGTCTGCAATGCAACATGCATATGCTTTTGCAAAGAAGAAATTTGGTATTGAAGTAGACCCAGAAGAGATTGACAACAAAGTTGCTACTGGCCCTGCGAAACCAAAAACAGGAAAAACAAATTCTTACGGACTAAAGGCAAAAGGTGGTAAGAAAGGAATCCAAGTACAGGTTTACAACACTGGTAAAAACTATGAGTTGAACATGTATAAGGAAGAGGTTATTTCTGAAGAGGAAGAACCACAAAAGTCTGATGGAGCTAAATCTGTCGAACAGGGAAGAGATGATAAGAAGAAAACTCGTATCGCTCAACTACAACTACAGATTGCGAAAGCAACTGAAACAATTAATAAACTAAACTCACAGGAGAAAACGTAATGTCCAAGTATCTTGACACTAAAAAAGGTAGTCTTGAGAGTGCAGTGCTTGAGGCAATGTCTCCAGCGCAACAAGCTGCAATCGCAATATCTAAAAAAGAAAAGGGTGAAAAACCTAAAGACGAAAAAGATGAAGGTAATGCATTCGGTGCTGCATTAAATGCCGCAAGAGAAAAGGGTGAAAAAACCTTTACTGTTGCTGGTAAGCAGTATGATGTAAAAACAGAAACCAACAAGAACGATAAGTCTGATGATGGTGATGGTATGGACGCAGTTCAACCTAAAGCAGTAAAGAAGAAGTTTGCTGACCGTAAAGACAAAGATATTGACAATGATGGTGATGTCGATGATTCTGATAAGTTCTTACACAAAAGACGTAAGGCAGTTTCTAAAGCAATCAACAAAGAAGAAGTTGAACTTGACGAAGCTTATTCAGCTAAAGAAATCAAGATGGCAATTGGTATTGCATCTGATAAAAGATATGCTGGTGGTAACATGAGTGGTGCAGTCAAAGCAATCGAAAAGATTAAAAAAGGTTTGTCTGATCACAAGCAAGTTGGCAGTTCTAAAAAGACAAAATGAATCTCTCGCTGACCAAGCTGCAAGACACATTACTAATATGTGGAAAGAAGCTGCATCTGCAAAGGATAAAAAAACTGAAGAAGATGAGAAAGAGAAAGAATCTAAAGAGGGTAAGTCTGCAATGACTGGCAAACCAATGTCAAAAATTGAAGTAAATCCTACAGAGAACAAGGCAAAATAAAATGAAAAGTATCGTGGAAGTCACGAGTATTAATGAAGAAGAACTTCCCGATATCTATTGTGATATGGATATGGTTCTTTGTGATTTTATTGGTGCGTATGAAACACTCACTGGTAACGATTTTGCAAAGACTGACAAGGATAAAAGGTGGGATGCTATTACGTCTAAGAAAGACTTTTGGGATACACTTCCTTGGATGCCTGGCGCTCAAAGAATGTGGAAGTTGATTAACAAATATGATGCAAACATACTATCTGCGTACTCAAATAGAGATGGGAATAGTCGAAAGGGAAAGAAGGCTTGGTTATCCAAGAATGCAAAACCTAAAGGCAAAATTCATCTTGTTTTAAGAGCAGATAAAAAGAAGTATGCTCAAACTGACGGCAAACCTAACATCTTGATTGATGATTATATCAAAAATATCAAGGAATGGGAGGGTGCTGGAGGCATTGGGGTACATCATACTTCACCTTCAAACACTATTTCTCAGCTTAAGAGAATTGGATTTAGATAAATAGAAGTGATAAATAGAACTATAAACAAATAACTAGGAGAACTATTATGGCCCTATGGGGAATAACAGATGCAGATGAATCAAAACCAAAGTGGATGACATCGGCAGAAAAAGCAGACGTTTTTGCAACCTCTAGAGGTTGGGTAAAACTTAATGGTAAAGGACTTGAAGAAGTCATTTGCTCAATCGGTGGATTGTCAACAGCAGTTGGCGGTGCAGACATTAATACTTCAGCATTCGTTGGTGCAGCATTTGATGTAAGTACTGGTGGTAATATTGATGTTAGACTTACTTTCAATGAGAAGGTAACTGTAACAGGTTCACCAACAATCGCAATTACTAACTCACAAGCGGGTGGCGGTTCTGCTGCTTCGTTGACTGCGACATATCAGTCGGGTTCAAGTTCAAACAAACTTGTATTCAGACATACAATCGGTGCAGCCGGTTCGACTGTTTCTGCTGATGACGTATTGTCAATTGCTGGGCAAAACATTGCACTTGCTGGTGGAACAATCAAAGATACTGGTACAACAGTTAACTCTGGTGTTGCAGTTCCTGCTGGTACAGCAACTAACACAGCGGTTGCATAAGTAGTATAACAAAGGATATATAATGTCAAAAAATGATAAGACACTTAGTGTCTCTGAAATTGAACAGAAAAAAACGGATTTGCAAACTGATTTGGACAAAGTAACAAGTCAGCTGCAGAACCTTGATAAGATGAAGGTGCAGATGCAAGCACAGGGGAATGCACTATCTGGTGCGATTCAACAGTGTGATGTCTTTCTAAACCTATTAGGTGAGTCGAGTCCCGACAAAACAGTACCCTCGCAAGACGATAGTGCGGCAGTAAATACTGCACTAAGTTGAGGGATTAAATTAACTAAGGAGAAAGAAAATGGCAGATAAAAAAATCACTGCATTGACAGACTTGGGTAACGGAATTGCTTCTGAAGATTTACTTCATGTAATTGATGACCCATCAGGCAACCCTGTAAATAAGAAAATTAGTGTTGCAAACGTGTTTAATAACATTCCAACTTATATCGCACTAGACGATACAGTTCATGTTGTTGATACAACTACAGAGGCGGTTAATGTAACTGCATCTATTTCACACATTGATACATCAACAGCTGGTGGAGCTCATGCGGGCGCACTTGCAGATGGAACTAATGGACAAATCAAAATCATGGTAATGATTGCCGATGGTGGTGATTCTGTTGTTACTCCAGCAAATGCAAATGGGTTTAGTACTCTTACATTTAATGATGTAGGTGATACTGCAACTTGTATTTTTACAGGTAATAAGTGGAATATTATTTCTACACACGGCGTAACTGTAGCATAAGGAGATTACTATGAGTGAACGACTAGGTGCAAACGGAATGCCCATGAAAGATGAATCATCTGAGATGATTTCTGAAATTCTTGAGGTTAATCCGAATAAAAAACCAAAGAAGAAAAAAGCAGAACCCTCATCATATGAGTGGGCTGCTGAGGATACGGAGAATGACAATGAAGAACTTTAAAAAGCATATTGCTGAAGAAGTCTCTGCTGACGGTCATGACTTTTCTAATGATGTATCAGACCCCAACACTGTATCAAGAATAAATGCATTCTTGGGTGCAATGGGCGGAATTGAACATTTAGTACCAGAACATGCATTGGGTAAACTAAGAGAGAGACTAGGTAGACTAGGACTTTCTTTTGGTGAAGTTACAATGAATGAAGATGGTGGTAAAATGTCTATGCCCCTTACACAGTTTGGTGGAAGAACAGGTAAAGATGAGAATGGTGATGACATTAATGACGATGGTATCTCTCACAAAGTTGAGGGTGGATTGTCTTTGGAAATTCAACACGAAGTCACTGCTGGCGGAACGCACTTTATCAAGACTAAAATCGTTTAGACGGTTAGTTATATTATGTTTCAAAAGATAACTAATGATAATGTCATTATGTTTGCAATTAAACACTATGATAATCCACAATGTGAGGGTGAATCTGAGTTTTACGATGACATGAAACGCTTTAAGTATATTAAGCGGTTGTTAAGAAAGTATCGTGAAACTGGTGAACTGAAAGAGCGTCTGATATTAAACCACATGATTGTTGTTAACAATCTATTCGGTGCAGAAGCAGGAAGTACATTATTGATATTTAAGATAGAACCAGAATTCTGGCCTATACTTAAAACTTTTATGAACCTCTTAGGAATGTTACCAGAAGATGAACTTGAAGATGTTGCCGAAGATATAACTGTTAAGAAAGTATTAGAGAGACTATAATGGGTAGAGCGATTGACTTATTTGTTACATACCGTTTCGTTAAACTGTTAACGACAACCTTTGAAAAGACTGATGCATATAAAATGGGCATCATTGATAAGGATGGTTATCGTACAGATAAGATACTGTATAAACAATCAGAACAAAGTGCATACACTGTGTTGCATAAATTGGTGTTTAACATCAAACGTATATTCAACAAAGTGCCTGGCCTTAGAACAAGGATGGGAACTTATGCCGCAGCACTATTTCTACTCAAAGATACATTCAAAGAACATGTTGAAGACCCACAAGTGTTTGAAAAAGAACTCATGGAGTATTTCAAACAGCAAGGTGTAGAATTTGATAATGCTATTGTTGAAGAGGTAACTCTAGACAATGGTAAGTTGAGTAAAGGAATTTACGTTCTAACCCAAGATGTTGTGACAACAGAAGCAGAAGGTGAGATTGATGCTTTAGAGGGTGATGAGGTAGAGGTGTTTGAGAACAGTCCTCCAGAGGATACTATTCTAGGAGTTGATGTTTTCAGCGTAATACATAAAAGCACAAAACAAAAAATATTTGTATCTGCTGAAGATATAAAAGAACTAGACATAGGAGACCTATTATGAGCATGAAATTTAATGACATAATGCAAAAGTTCTATGATGATCCCAAGTTGGGTATCAAAACTGAAGATGCACCAACAAATGCGTCTGGTACTGCTGTTGCTGGTAGTGGTGATGATAGCTCTACTGTGGTAGTCAAGAAGAAAAAAGCATATGATGGCAGAACTAAAGAAGCAAGAAGTTTCTTTAAAAGAATGGCAGAACGCAAAGCAAAGCGTGAGGCACAATCTAAACTTGCACAGAAGGTACAAGAAACAACTCTCAATCGTGAACATGAATACCTTATGGTAGAAGATAATGTTGACATGTTGAAGAGTATTGTAAAAAACAAGCAAAACAAGAACATCAAATTTAAAGATGGTTCTATGAAAGTTGACTTGTATACTGCATCAGCAATTACACAGGTTTTCGATAAAGTTAATAAGTCTAATCAGAAAAAAATGTCAGATATGATTAACGGTAAGAAAGCACAGTTTATGAAGATTGCAGACTTTTCCTTATCAAAAGTAAATTAAATGAAAACCTTCATTCAACATGTTCTTACTGAGCAAGAACTATCCAAACAAGACTTGGATAATGTTGAGAAGTATGCAGACAGACTATATAAGAGTGTGGGTATTGACGTAGAGTTTACACGACATTTTTTAGATAGGGTTAATGATGAACGAAACAAGAAACAGATTACTGTGGCAGAACTTATTCGGTTGTTTAAGCAATCTTATAAGAAGTATGGTAAAAAGATTGCACAACTCGGCCCAGATGCCGAAGCAGTCTTAAACGATATGCAAACGGATGTAAATATGCCGTTCGCATTAAAATGGGATGGTAAGGAACTAGATTTGATAGCAAAGACTGTAATGAGAAAAACAAACTTTGCAACTTCTAATCAAAAACTATCTTTTAAATAAAGGAGAAGAAAGATGAGAAATTGGATTAAAGCAAGAATCGAAGAAAGAACATCATTAGATGGCGCTGCACTTATAGCAGTTGGAGTAGTCGTATTGATTGCAGGCCCATTTGCATCAATGGCTGCATATGCAGCGATTGTTTATGGTGCATGGACAATTTGGAAATCTGAGTAAGTCCATGAATAGTAAATTTAGTATTGGTGTAGTAGTTGCGATTGTTTTACAGGTATCAGCATTTGTCTGGTGGACTGCACAACAAGCACAAACTATTTCGCAATTGAATGTACAAGTATCTGAACTTACTAGTCGAATGGCAGTGGAAGATGATGTAAACCTTAAACGTGACATTAGAGATTTAACATCTAAAGTTAATGACATGGATGATTGGATTACAGAAAACTTTCACAATATAGAAGAACTAATCGACTTTGCAACTTTTACAGAAAATAGATGGGCGAGTGAATATGCAAATGATCCATCCTACGAAAGAAAGTTTGGGACTAAGGTGCCAGTGAAATGATTAAATTATATGCAATAATAATTATTGTAGGTATCTTGGGTGGTGCAGCGTATGGTGCAAAATACTATTACGACACCACCCAAAATACTATTGCAACCTTGCGTGATAACAACGCAAAACTAGAAGTTGCAAACAAAACAAATCAAGCAACCATTAATAAGATGGGTGAAGATACAAAAAGATTAAACGAACTCACCAATCAACTTAATGTAGATTTACGCAAATCAGAAAAATACGGTGACGAATTGCGTAATACTTTAAATAAACACAATCTAACCCACTTGGCAAATAAGAAGCCTGGGTTGATTGAGAAGAGGATGCAGAATGCGACAGATAAGCTTTGGGATGACCTTGAGTCTATTACTAGCGACACTCCTACTGAGTAGTTGTAGTACATTTAGACCAGAACCAGAAATAATAATTCAAACAAAGATTGTAGAAAAAACAATCAATACGGTTCAGCATCCAAAACCAGTTCAATTGAACAAGGTTAAGATTTATGTCGTTTCTCCCGAAGAGAACTATGAGGAATTCCTTACAGAGTATTCGGCGAAGAATGGTGCAGATTCATATATTGCGATAAGTGTGAAAGACTATGAAAACCTGTCTACGAACTTTGCAGAACTTAGACGTTACATAGAACAACAAAAACAGATTATTGTATATTATGAAAAAGCAGTTACTCCAACCCCAGAGGTTGAGGACGGCGAACTAACAGGAGAAAGCAAATGACATCAGTAGAAATACTAATATGGGTACAAGACTTACTCATTACATGGTGGCAGTTTACCGTAGTAGGTATTCTGATTATTATCGGGTGGTGCATCAACTTGTTTGGTGTAGACAGTAAGACAGTACGTTGTGGGTTTGAATATAAAGATATGCCACAACTCAAGCCAGTACCAATTGCAACCAAAGGAAAAGGTTTTTGGAGTGCAATCTGGATGTGGTTAACAGGAAGCAGACAGTGGATTGTTGCAAAAGACTTTAATTATAAGATGTTTGGTAATGACTATGTAATCCCTAAAGGATTTCAGTTTGATGGAGCATCTATACCTAAATTCTTACACACATGGTTATCCCCTGTAGGTGTATTGCTTATGGGTGGACTCGTACACGATTACGCTTACAAGTATGCTGGACTGAAGATGAAAGGTGTTAAAGATTTGCACGAGTTAGACCAAAAAGGTGCTGACGTAATTTTTAGAGATATCAATGTAGAAATTAATGGTTTCCATTTTTTAAACTACCTTGCATATTGGGCGCTACGAATCGGTGGATTCATGGCATGGAATGGACATAGAAAAGCGAAGAAATAAAATGGCTACTGTAAAGACGATTGAAACAGAAGTAGAGCTTCTTAAAAGAGAAGTTTCTGAAATGAAAGGAATTCATTTGAGACTCGATACTGCAATTGAAAAGATTGCAGATGTTTCAACGTCTTTACATACAATCATGGCTGTCCATGAAGAGAAGTTAATTAGACAGGAAGAAGCATTGGACGAACAAGAGAAAGAGTTTAAGTCAACAGTACAGGAACTACACTCTCGTATTACTTCTAATGCGAAAGAATCATCTCAGCACATGTCAGAGATGGAACGTAGACTCGTATCAGCAATGGACGAGCATAATCGCAAAGAGACTGACCAGTTTATCAGATTGCGTGAAGAATTATCAACTAGAGTAGGTGTTCTAGAAAAATGGAGATATGTCATTATTGGCGGCTCCATAGTAGTAGGGTTTGCATTAACTGAGATACTTCCAGCATTAATGTAAAAACCTCTTGACTTACAGGTGATAATCCTGTATTATCTATATTATGAATTACATTGACTTTAAGTACATATCCCTCATATCNGTACGTCTTAGAAACTTCAANAGAAAAACNGACTATTTNTGGCAATTCAGTTGTCCATATTGTGGGGATTCTNNGAAGATTAAGACTAAGGCCCGTGGATTTATCTATCGGACAAAGAATGACCTTTTCTATAAGTGTCATAACTGTTCTGTTGGCACAAGTCTGTCTAAATTGATAGAACATGTGGATTCCAACTTACACAAGGAATATGTCCTAGAACGATACAAGGAAGGACTAACTTCCAATGGTCGGGGGGATAAGACGCCTGGGGCAGGCATTAAAGGGCCTGAATTCAAGTTTAAGAAACCTGTATTTCGGAAGTCATTAAAACTGGATTCTTTTGCACAGTTGGAAAAAAAACATCCTGCTGTCAATTTTTTATCCGAAAGATGTATAAGTGAAGAGCTGTGGAATGATATATATTTCTGTCCAAAGTTTTTTGAATATGTCAATGGACATGTAAAGAATAAGTTCCCTTCATTAAATGGTGACCATCCAAGGATGTTGATACCATTCAGAAAAGAGGATGGAGAGGTCTTTGCATTTCAAGGACGGGCATTTGGGGACGAACCCCAAAAATATATTACTATAATCTTGGACAAAGAACATCCCAAGATTTTTGGATTAGATAGAGTTAACAAAGAACATACGGTGTATGTTGTTGAAGGCCCTATCGACAGTCTTTTTCTAAAGAACTGCATTGCAGTCGCACAGAGTGATTTGCGAGTGCCACAGTTCAAAGACAATGCGGTACTCGTTCCAGATAACGAACCTCGCAATGAACAGGTCTGTAAACAGATTGAACGGTGTATCGATGAAGGGTATAGTGTTTGCATCTGGCCACAGGGCATTTTAGAAAAAGATATTAACGACATGGTTCTCGCTGGTAAGTCTCCAGCAGAGATTCAAACGATTATACATACTAACACCCATAAAGGATTGCAGGCAAAAACTGTTTTCAATTCTTGGAAAAAAATATAAGCATTAGGAGAACGCAAAAATGGCCCTTGAGAACGTAGTAACATTCCCAAGTGCTGAGGATACTGGTCTTGACCACCTCGGCATACAAATAGACAGAACTAGAGACAAAGATTTATCAGAACAAGCATATAAACTACTCAAGGATTATTATTGTAAAGAGGGAGAAGATTCTCCCCAACTCGCATACGCAAGAGCATCAGTTGCATACTGTAATGGTGATTTAGAACTTGCACAACGGATTTATGATGCGGTATCCAAAGGTTGGTTTATGTTTGCATCACCAGTATTATCTAATGCACCATCGCCAGGCATGAAACCAAAGGCATTACCTATTTCGTGTTTCTTGACATACGTTCCAGATTCACTTGAAGGACTAATCGACCATACTGCTGAGTTGCGTTGGTTATCAGTTAAGGGTGGTGGAGTTGGTGGACATTGGAATGATGTTCGTGCAATCTCAGATAAAGCGCCAGGCCCAATGCCGTTTCTACATACAGTAGATGCAGACATGACTGCATACCGTCAAGGTAAAACTCGTAAGGGTTCTTATGCGGCATACATGGATGTATCACATCCAGACATTATCGAATTTTTAAATATGCGTGTTCCAACTGGTGACGTAAACAGAAAGAACCTAAATCTACACCATGCTATCAATATCACAGATGATTTTATGCGTGCTGTTGAAAGAGGTGAGACTTGGGATTTAAAAGACCCACACGAAAGTACAGTTCGTGAGTCTATTCCTGCTCGTACACTCTGGCAACAAATTTTAGAAACACGTTACCGTACAGGTGAACCATATCTAAACTTCATCGATACTGCTAATAGAGCATTACCTCATACGATGAAAGCGAAAGGATTAAAGATACATGGTTCTAATCTTTGTAACGAAATTCATTTGCCAACATCAGAAAATAGAACTGCTGTTTGCTGTTTGTCATCTGTTAACTTAGAGAAGTTTGATGAATGGAAAGATAGTAATCTAGTTCCAGACCTTATTAGATTTTTAGATAACGTATTACAATTCTTTATTGATAATGCTGGGGATGAGATTTCTCGTGCAAGATATTCTGCAACTCAAGAACGTAGTCTTGGACTAGGTGCGATGGGTTGGCATGCTCTCTTACATAAGAAAAGAGTTCCTTTTGATTCACATGAAGCAAGAGAATTGAATTGGGATGTTTTCAGAACAATTAAAGAACAAGCACATCTAGAATCAGTTCAACTAGGACTTGAACGTGGAGAAGCACCAGACATGCAAGGAACAGGTAGACGTAATGCACATCTACTTGCAATTGCACCAAATGCTAACAGTTCTATTATCTGTGGTACTTCACCATCTATTGAACCATCTAAGGCGAATGCATACACTCACCGTACTCGTGCTGGTTCTCACTTAGTGAAGAATAAGTATCTAGAAGAAGAATTAAAGAAAGTAAAGAAGAACACAGACAAAGTATGGTCTGATATTATTACTAATGGTGGTTCAGTCCAACATTTAGATTTTCTATCAGATAAAACTAGAGAAGTGTTTAAAACTGCAATCGAACTTGACCAGTTAGTTCTGGTTGAACAGGCTGCAGATAGACAAGAGTTCTTATGTCAAGGACAATCACTAAACCTATTCTTTCCTGCTGGTGCAGATAAGAAAGAACTCCACAGAAGTCACTTTGCTGCGTGGAAATTAGGAACTAAAGGTCTATACTATTTAAGAACAGAAAGTTCACAAAAAGCAGAGAACGTATCTACTAAGGTAGTTCGTGACCAACTAAAGGACTTTGAAACTCAAACAATGACACAAGACGAATGTGTCGCTTGCCAAGGATAAGGAAATAATAATGAAAGTAGAAATTTATAGTAAATCACATTGTCCATTTTGTGACAAAGCACGACACTGGTTCGACTCACATGGGTATGAGTACACAGAATATAAAATGGATGAAGAAGAACAACGTCTTGCATTTTATCAACGTGTACCTAACGCTCGTTCAGTACCACAAATCTTTATTGATGATAAACTAATTGGTACATACGATGACTTTATGAAAGTCGCAGAGAAGTTTGTAAAGAAGAAGGGTGGGGGATTGATGGAGTTTTCAGAAACTTACAAACCTTTTCACTATCCTTGGGCAGTTGAGATTACAACACGACACGAGAAAGTACATTGGGTTGAAGATGAGTTAGATTTGTCTGAAGATGTGTCTGATTGGAAGTCTGGTAAAACTTCAAACGTAGAACGAGAATACATAACAAATATTCTAAGATTGTTTACACAGTCTGATGTAGCAGTAGGACAGAACTATTTTGACCAATTTATACCTAAATTTAAGAACAACGAAGTACGCAATATGCTTGGTTCGTTTGCGACTAGAGAAGGAATTCATCAACGTGCATACGCTCTTCTTAATGAGACACTTGGGTTATCTGATGCCGAGTATCATGCCTTTCTAGAATATCAAGAAATGACAGATAAGATTGAGTTTATGATGGACAGTGACCCGAATACTGTTCGTGGACTTGGGTTATCACTTGCAAAGGCTGTGATGAATGAAGGTGTTGCTCTGTTTGCATCATTCGTAATGTTGTTGAATTTTCAGCGTTACGGTAAGATGAAAGGTATGGGTAAGGTAGTTGAGTGGAGTATTCGTGACGAATCAATTCACGTTGAAGGTGTTTCAAAACTCTTCAAAGCATATTGTGCAGAACACCCTCGTATCGTTGATGATGAATTCAAAGGTCACATATATGAAATGGCAAGACAGGCAGTTAAGTTAGAAGATAAATTTATTGACTTGGCATATCAACTTGGTGATATTGAAGGTTTAGCAGCCGCAGATGTAAAGACATATATAAGGTATATAACTGATAGAAGATTACTTCAATTAGGTATGAAACCAAACTTCAAAGTGAAGGACAATCCTCTCCCTTGGTTAGAGTGGGTACTTAACGGTGCAGACCACACTAACTTCTTTGAGAATCGAGTAACCGAATATGAGGTTGCTGGTTTGACAGGCAAGTGGGATGATGTTTATGAATCTCAAGTAGCTTAATGATAAAAATTATTACATGCGAAGGCTGTGATGCAGTCTTTAAAATACAACATGACATGGAAGAAAGATTCTATCCAGTTGCTCATTGCCCCTTCTGTGGGGATAGTCTAAATATAGAGAACGAGGATGACCTCGAAGTATTTGACGAAGATGAGTAAACTATGTGGACATTCCAAGGCGAAGTAGTAAACGAACTCCCACTTGATTGTGAGGGGTTCGTTTACATTATCACGAACCTAACAAATAATAAAAAATACATTGGTAAGAAACTAGCACGTTTCAAAGTTACCAAACCCCCCCTTAAAGGACGGAAGAACAAAAGACGTTCAACAAAAGAGAGTGATTGGAAAACCTATTTTGGTTCTTCTGACCACCTCAATGCTGATGTAGCAGAACTAGGTGAAGAGAATTTCACACGAGAGATTCTACACTACTGCCAATCTAGAGGCATGCTCAGTTATCTAGAAGCAAAAGAACAATTCGACAGAGAAGTTCTTTTAACAGATGAATACTACAATGGTATAATAAATGTCAGAGTTGGTTCATCGAAAGTTCTCAAAGAGGACTTGTGCGCTCACATCATAGCACCAATTCCAAATAAACAATAGTAAAAACAGCAGTATTACTGCCCTATCTGTATAAATATGTGCGAATAGACCCCCCCATCGGAATAAGTTCAAAAGTTTGTTCTTGTAAGATATAGGACAAAAGTTCGGTGAGCGTGGTATGTTCATAACTTAAACAATATAACAAGGAGAAGAAGGATGGCTAACTTTCAATGGTTTGTGAAATTATTTCCAAACAATCCGCCAAAAAGCGACATCGTTCGCTGGATTCGTACAGAATACAGTAACGAAGTTAAACATCTCCGTGATGAAGATGTTATGTCGTTTCACGATAATGTAATGCTAGGTAAAAAAAGGAGAGAAGAAAAATGTCTATAGGATTGGTGTTGAGATACACTTATCAAGAAACTTGTCACATATGTGATAAGATTGCACAAATAGTAAGCAAGGTATGGGATGGCGTTGTTGCACATGCTGAGATTGTTGGGACTGCGAGAGCTTGCGCCCAATTGTCTGCACAAGGATATCATAAAGAAGCGAAAGCACTTATGATGGAATTGCATAGGATGAAAAGACGATGATTATACTTACACGAACTTACTGTGCATTTTGTGAGATTGTTGTAGATTTATACAACACCTTTAAAAAATCAATAACCCCAACTTTTGATAGGAAAATATATAATACCCTTGCATCTCTTTCAGATAGAGAGTTACAAGATA